CCCACAGCAGAACCGTTTTGCCGCTGCCTCGCTGGCCGAGCATGAGCATAGCCCGGTCTCGATTGCCCGGCTCCGCCCCCAGGCCGGGGGCGGAGGATGAGGTGTATAGCAAAATCTCTGACATCTGCGTGAGCATGCAGGCCCGTGACTATTTGAAGCTGCCGGAGCTGGTGGAGACCACCAGGCCGGTGCCGCTGTCCCCGGAGGCGCGGGAACTGTATGACCGCATGGAGCGGGAGACCATCCTGGAACTGGCCGGGGAGGTCATCGACGCCGGCAGCGCGGCCGCCGTCAACGGTAAGCTGCTGCAGATTGCCGGCGGAGCCGTCTATGACGAAGACCACGTCGCCCATGAGCTGCACACCGCCAAGCTGGATGCCCTGGAGGACATCATGGAGGGCACCAACGGGGAACCCGTGCTGGTGGCCTACAATTTCCAGCATGAGCGGGACCGCATCCTGGCCCGCTTCCCCCAAGCGGTGAAGCTGAAAGACAGCCAAACGATAGCGGCATGGAACCGGGGAGAAATCCCCATGCTGCTGGTCCATCCAGCTGGAGCAGGACACGGCCTTAACCTCCAGGACGGGGGGCACATCATTGTGTGGTTTAGCCCTACTTATGACCAAGAATTGAATGAGCAGCTGATTGACCGCCTAAACAGGCAGGGCCAGCAGGAGACCGTAAGCGTAATCTGGCTGATTGCGGAGGGCACGATGGACGAAGACGCCCGCCGATCTACCCAGGCCAAGGCCAACAGCCAGGACGCCATGATGGAGGCTGTAAAGGCCCGATTGAAAAAATACGCGGCAGGAGGGAGCAAGTCATTTTGACCAATCAGGAGAAAAAAGCGAAGCTGAACCAGTACCGGGAGGCGGAAGCAGAGGCGGCCCGGCTGGATCTGGAGATAACCCGTTTGTACAGCTGCGCGGAGAGAGCGACCATGGTATTGAAACGGACCCCAGGCGGCGGCGGAGACGGGCGCACACTGGAGCGGGCGGTCGAGGCGATTGTGGATATGGCGGACAAGCTTGGTGCTGAGCGCCTGAAGGCGATCCGCCTGCGGCGCGAGATCGAGGACGCCATTGCCTCCGTCCCGGACGGACGGCTGCGGATGCTGCTGCGCTATCGGTACGTAGACGGGATGACGTGGGAACGGATCGCGGTGAATATGAACCTTGATGCGCGATGGGTGCGCAGGCTCCATGGGCGGGCGCTGGATGCATTGACCCTTGAAAGCCCACCCTGATACCTGATATCATCTAGACTAGGGACTGGCGGGAAAGCCGCCGGTCCCGGCCTGTATCCAGTCTACCTCCACCGCCCGGCCCCGAGGCGGTAGTATCGGGCAATACGTCTCAACCATCCGCATGAGGGTGGAGAGGCACCCAAAGAGGACGGCCGAAAACAAGACCGCCGGAGGGATAATCTTCCGGCGGTCTACGCGGTCTGTCATTGGACTCCGAGCCGCTGCTTTAAGCCCTCTTGGAGCACTTGAGAAAAGTTGATGCCAGCTCGGTCTGCCATGTCGTTCAAATAGCTCGGGATTGTGACGTTCTTTCGAATAGTCCTCATATCCTGAGCACGGCGATATGCGTCAAAATCAATGTCCACCAGAGTGACGATCTCGCCTTCCTCGTGGTGATGGGTCAGGCCAGACGGAAGTGGGATAGCGCGCCCTTCGTCTTGCTCACAGATACCCCAAAGGCCAATCGCGTCACGAGCCATATCGATGCACTCTGCAATGCTATCGCCTTGAGTGCCGATATCCAAATCGGGAACGAAGACGGAGTATCCGCCTTCCGCTTCCGGGTGGAGGATAACGGGATACACTTGTTTCATGACAAAACCTCCTGCACATGACGGCATGGGGCTTATTTCAGCCCCTGCCGCCGGATGATGGATTTCGCTAGCTGCTCCTTGATTTCAGAGTGTCTTGGGATTGGCTCTGACCTATTGCCGTTGGTATAGATGTCGTGATTCGCGCCGCTTCGGAGGAGCCACCAACCGTTTGCCTCAAAGAGCTTTATCAGGTCTCTGCGCTTCATTTTCTCTCCTCCTCACAAGTATATTATACGCATAAAATGCGCATATGTCAAGCGATTTCTGCAAATGACTCAACAAATTTTGGGGCTGCAACGCTACGGCGGGGCGGCTCTTTGTTTTAGCGGGAAAGTGGTGATATCGGTGTCAAGGGCGCCAAATGAGAAAGCGGCAAAGGCCAAGAAGCTTTTTGAATCAGGTATGAAGCTGGTGGAGATCGCCGCGCAATTAGGCGTCCCGGACGGAACCGTCCGCCGCTGGAAAAGCACAGGGGCCTGGGGTAGCGAACGCTCGGATAAAGGCGAGCGTTCGGGGAAGAAAGCGAGCGTTCGGAAAACACCTCCGCCGGAAGTGGTGAGCGTGATGAAGAATCCGGACCTCACAGATTCACAGCGCCTTTTCTGCCTGTATTACTCCAGGTCATTTAACGCGACGCGGTCATACCAGAAGGCGTATGGGTGCAGCTATGCGGTCGCCAATGCGGAAGGGCCTGCGCTTCTGGTAAAGCCTAGTGTCCGGGAGGAGATCGCCCGGCTCAAGCAAATGCGGTATGGGAAAGCGCTTTTGGAGCCGGAAGACCTGTTCCAGAAATACATGGATATCGCCTTTGCGGATTTGACCGACTATGTGTCCTTCGGCCAGGAGGATCAGCCTGTGATTGCGATGTACGGCCCGGTAATGGTGCCTGATCCGGATACCGGAGAGAAGATACCGCTCACAAAGCGGGTAAATACGGTGCGCCTGCTGGAGTCCGATCAGGTGGACGGGAGCATCCTGTCGGAAGTGTCGCAGGGCCGGGACGGAGCAAAGATCAAACTGTCCGACCGGATGCGGGCGCTGCAATGGCTGACAGAGCACATGGAGCTCGCCACGCCTGAACAGCAGGCCAGGATTGATAACCTGCGGGCCAGCACGGCCAAGCTGCGAGGCGACGGACCGGATGGCGCGCCCGAAGATGATGGATTCCTGGATGCGCTGAGGGCGGAGGCCGAGAAGGTATGGCAAAAGTGACACGTGCGGTCTTCCGATTCCAGGCGTTTTCCAGAAAACAAAAGCAGGTGTTGAGCTGGTGGACGCGGGAATCCGGCGTTTGCGACATGGACGGCATTATTGCCGATGGTGCGATCCGGTCCGGGAAGACAATTTCCATGGCCTTGTCCTTTGTGCTGTGGGCCATGACCTCGTTCCAGGGCGAGAATCTCGCCATGTGCGGCAAGACCATAGGGTCTTTCCGGCGCAATGTGCTCACGCCGCTGAAGCTTATGCTGCTCTCACGCGGATACCGCTTCACGGACCGGCGAGCGGATAACCTGCTGGAGGTACGCCGCGGCCCCGTCACGAACGATTTTTACATTTTTGGAGGCAAGGATGAACGATCCCAGGATCTGATCCAGGGCATCACGCTGGCAGGCGTACTCTTCGACGAGGTTGCCCTGATGCCGGAGAGCTTCGTCAACCAGGCCACGGGCCGCTGCTCAGTAGAGGGGTCCAAATATTGGTTCAACTGTAACCCGTCCAATCCCGCCCACTGGTTCAAAAAGAACTGGGTAGACAAGCGGCAGGAGAAGCGCCTTCTGTATCTGCGCTTCACTATGGACGATAACCTGAGTTTGTCGGAACGCATCAAGGAACGCTACCGTGCCATGTACACGGGCGTTTTTTATAAGCGCTACATACTGGGGCTTTGGGTGGCGGCGGAGGGCGTCGTCTACCCGCAGTTTGCTAACGATACGGACGCGTTCCTGATCGACGCCGCGCCGACGATCCAATACGCAGTGATCGGTGTTGACTTCGGCGGAACAGGCTCGGCCCACAGCTTCACGCTGACCGGCTTTACGCCGGGCATGCGGGATGTGATCCTTCTGGACGAGTATTATCACAACAACCTGGATGCCGGCGTGCTCTCGCCCAAGCAGGTAGAGGACGCGTTTGTCGATTTTGTCCGCCGGGCCCAGAGCCGGTACCGGGTGTACGAGGCGTTCTGCGACAGCGCAGAGCAGACGCTGATCCAAGGGCTGGTCATTGCTGCTGCACGGGCGCATTTGAGGATCGACGTTCGCAATGCCCGCAAGGGGCCTATCAACGATCGCATTGCCTTTTACAACAGCTTAATGGCGCAGGGGCGGTTTAAGGTCCTCCGGCATTGCACAGCGGCTATTAAGGCCATGAGCGAGGCGGTCTATGACAGCAAGGACCCGACGAAGGACGTACGGCTGGATGACGGAACGACCAATATCGACAGCCTGGACAGCATGGAATATTCCACCGAGAGCGTACAGGAGGACATCCTGTATCTCGGGCTGATGGGGTGAACGGATGAAAGCAATTACGCAGTATTTAAAAGGGTTGGGGTACGATTGCGTGGAAGATGATTTCTACAGCCAGATCGACCTGTGGCAGAAGTGGTACCACGGGTATGTACCTTCGTTCCACGACTACCGGCAATACAACGGCCGCAAAAAGATCCGGCGCACCCGGAAAAGCCTTGGGATGGCGAAAGCGGTGGCGGAAGATTGGGCCAATTTGGCGCTGAATGAGAAAGTCGGGATAGCGCTCAAGAAAAAGTCCGCAGAAAAGCGGGTGTGGTCCGTGCTGGATGCCAACCAATTCCGGGTGAGGGGAAACCAGCTGTTGGAGCAGGCGTTTGCACTTGGTACCGGCGCTTTTGTTGAGCGCAAAGAAGGCGATGAGGTCAAGATCGATTATATTCGTGCCGGGATGGTCTATCCCCTGGCCTGGGACAACGGCCGCATCACGCAATGCGCGTTCGGCAGTGAGCGGACGGCAA